TCCATAAATCTGGTTTTTTTGTATATGACTTATGAATGAATGCTCTTTTATACAAAGTAAAGTTATGTACTTTTAGGTTAACTCCATATTTTTGTAATAATTTATGTACATCACTATCTGTTATTTCTTTATTTAGCGGGTTATATGGATCGTATATTAATTGTTCTTCGCCGTTAAATTTATTAAAAACAATGTCGTCGTCCTTTTTCATTTTAGTAAATGTTGCCATAGTCTCTAATTAGTGTTGTGTTATTTTTATTATCTTTTAGGAATAAATCAATTTTAATTTTATTAATACTAGAATTAAAATATATTTAGTAAATATATAACATGGTTTTATTGAACGCAGCATCCAAAGCCCGAAATGCAGCTCAAACCGTCAACCAATCTCAAGGCGGTGGAAGCAAGAAAGCCGGATTCCCTTATCAAGTTGGACGATCTTCGTGGTCTTCTATTCACATTGGTGATGCTCCTATGACTAATGGTGGATACCGCAAAGGTTTTTTAAAGATGAAATTTCAATACTACGCTAGACCTTCACGCCCAATTGGTGTTGTTCACTCGTCTGGACATAAAAACTGGGGACCTTAAATAATATTGTTTAAAAAATATAAACAATATTTCAAATTATATATTAATGCTACGTATTATTATTGATAACCGAGATAAAGCCCTTTTCGATGCTTGTCAAGAAAGAATACATTCATATGAAAACCTTGTATTAGAAATTTCACAATTATCGTTGGGTGATATTGAAATTTATTATGATGATGTTTTACTATTTATCTGGGAACGAAAGACATTTAGCGATTTATTGGGTAGTATAAAAGACGGGCGTTATAATGAACAAAGTCAACGACTTTCTAGTGTGTATGGTCATCAAAAAATTGTTTATTTAATAGAAGGAATTATAAATCAACACCTAACAGATAAGAAAATAATAATTTCTACGATTACATCTTTGATGTTCTATAAAGGGTTTCATGTTTTTAGAACTACTTCTTTATTTGATAGTGCAGAATGTTTACTTATTACATGTGATAAGATTTTTAGAAATAAACAACAAAACAAAGACGTATATTACTTATTTACTCAATCTGAATCTTCTTATACCTCGCTTATTAAGAAGGAAAAAAAGAAAAACATTACTACTGATAATATTGGAGAAATATTTTTATGTCAAATACCAGATATTAGTCACACAAGTGCATCTGCTATTATGCAATTCGCCAATAATGATTTCTATAATCTTATGAATATTGTAATAGAAAATCCTGATTCTTTATACACAATTACAATTGGTACAGAAAAAAAAAGAAAAATTAGTAAAAAGGTTGTTCAGCAAATAATATCTTATTTAAAATCATCAGGGTGAGGAAATTTTCCGGCTTGTGGTATCATTTTCGGTTTTCCTACTATTCTGTCTTCATATTTTCCACTTAAAATTACATCTTTACTATGTTCTACTCCTCCCCAATTTGTATCCATTGGGTTATCGCTTAATTTATTTTTTGATGTTGAATCATGAACCGCATCTATAGTAGTGTATTGCCCAACGTGTTGTCCGTGTGCATCAAACCCAGAATATTGGTCTTGATTGTATGGTGGATTTTTTCTAGACGAATCTAAAATCGCTTGTGGTTGTGGTATTTGGTGTACTTGCGCCCCAGGTGTCATAGATGTAGGACCATCTCTCATTCTATATACAGTATTACCTTGTGTATCACTCTCTTCTTGTAAAAATAATACGGGACAACGAATACCGTTTTTTCTTTGTTCTTCTATATATTTTTCATATTCGTCTAAATCATTTAAAACAATTGGGTTATTTTCACTTTCAGGTTGATCAGGATTGTGTAAAAACAATTTATTCCCAGAACGAATCAACAAAGTAGGACATTGATCACTTGACTTTTCCATGTTTTCCATGTTTTTCATTGTTTCAAATGGATAAGGATTTAAACACAAACAAAATCCAATTATAAATATTAACATTAACACTATAAATATAATTTTTGTCTCTAATTTCATAATAATCTATATATTTATTATCATAAAAAAACTATTTTGACAATAACCATTTTTTCATCGCAATTGCAGTACGTGGTTGATTATTGTCATAATATACTACATTATCTCCTTGGTTCCTTAACTTCCAAATCGTCGGAAAATATTCAAAATTTAAATTAGTTTTATTTTCTGTATTAAACTTGTCTATATTGAGTTTATAATCATCTTTTATATCAACTAACTTTTCATTGGGAACTTGTAATGTTAATATATCCCATTCTGGCTGCATGTTTTCACATGCCGGACATGTTTCTAAATATACGTGTCCATATTTATATGGGAACTTGTCTTGTTGTTTTTGTACTCTAGTCTTTTTATTTTGTTTTCTTCTTCGTGTTCGTGTTCTTCTTGTTCGTTTTGTTTTTTTTGTTTTTTTTATCGCCATTATATAATTTATTCCGAAAAAATTATAAACAAATATATTGTTTCTATATATGAATTCTCCTGTTCTATATATCTTAACTCCCGTATATAATAGTATGTGTACAATACATTACATGTCTTGTTTAATTAATACATTAGACTATCTAAAACAACAAAATATTTCAGTACATGTGGAATTTTGTTCAAATGACAGTCTTATCACTAGAGCAAGAAATAATCTAATTGCCAAAGCTATGACAAATCCAGAAATGACTCATGTTTTATTCATTGATTCTGATATTATTTGGTCACCAAACGACATTATCACTTTAATTCGTAATGACAAAGATGTTATAGGTGGTATTTACCCTAAGAAAAAATATCACTTCAATAATATACACCAAGCTCTTTCTCATGTTCAAACTGCCAAAAATATAGATGCTTTAAAGAATATCCCTGACGAACGTATTTTCGAATCTAAACTACTAAAGTATAATTTCAATCCTATTCATTCTAGTGAACAAATTCAATCTCCTATTTTGGAAGTACGTGATATTGCAACTGGGTTTTTAATGATTAAACGCAATGTTATTGAAAAAATGCAACAACATTTAAAAGATAAAAAGTATCGTGATGATATTGGTTTTCTTTCAAAAGAAGAAGAAAAAAATGCATATGCATTATTTAGTTGTGATGTTCAAGACGAACATTTTTTATCAGAAGATTGGTACTTTTGTAATATTTGGAAAAGATTAGGGGGTAGTATATTTGCAAATTTAAATATTAATTTGTCTCATTTTGGAAATAATTTATTTCAAGGATCTGTATTGTGTTCTGCTTTAAAATAAAAGTGGAAAATTAAATATTTGTTTTACTTTATCATTATTTCTTTTTGGTTTGCTTATTTTTACAATTTCATCTACATATTGATACGTGTCTAATGCATTATTTAGAGAAAACACAGCTTCTTTGCTAATATGATCATTTTTTACTAACCAACTATAGAAGTGTCCAGAATAATCCATTATGAAACTTTTATACCAATCAATTGCCTGTTGTATTGATATCTTAGGTTTATTTTGTACATAATCATTTCCAACCAATATCAGTACTTGTGATAAGTGATCTATCGGTATACCAATATCTTTGCATATTTTATCTGTGTAATGTATTTTTCCTTTGTTTGTGTGTATATTCCATTCACGTATAACAACATTACATCCATATGCAAACATGTCCATATCATCAGACATACATGCCCATGCTTTGTTTGATCTTAGAAAACTTGCACATAACCCATCTGCTTCATATACTGCATCATAACATACCACTCCTAATGACTTTAACCCATCTTTCAAATCAAGTATGTGTTTCATCGTTACTCTAGTTGATTGCTTTTTTAACCGTTGTATTTTTTCATTCATCTTTTCATTTTCCTTGCTATTCTCGCTATCTAACTCTTTTTGCAAATTATTCATTTTTTCATAGGCATCGTTTCTTTTTTTAATTCGCTTTGTTACTATACTGTTTTTTATTGTTTCTGGTTTACCATCAAATATATAAATAGGCGTTATGTTGTTCTGTAAAAATGAGTTTACCATCTTAAACGTGTTTTCTAGTAATTTATCTTGTTCTAAAAACTTATACATAAATATACTTGTATCTATCACTATTGTTTTTCCTTTCATTTCATGAATTGAAATTGAAGTAATGCTGTTTTCACAACAATTCTCCCTGAAATATTTATTTAAACCTTTAATACCCATTTTTATGTACGTTGTTACAACACCAATATATCTATAATTTTATTTCAATTTTATTTTGAAATACAAATCCATGTTATTTAACCCGTCGGACATTTTAAATGTCCCTTTTAGGTCAAATAACATAATGCGTTTTAAAAACAATATATTAATATATATATTATATAATGATACGTTCAATTATCACAAATAATTGTTATGGTACACAGTATTACACTGATGAAAATTATGAATATAAAACTCCATTTATTGGTTTATTCCTATTTGCACCTTGTTATATAAATTTTTTAGAGAATTATAATAAATATATTAATGAAAAATTATTACAAATAAACAAAAGCAAGTATGGCAATTTTAACTATCCGATAGGGTTAATCGGCACTTCCGAAATTCATTTTATGCATGAGAAGGATTTTGCAGAGGCAAAATCAAAATGGGATAGAAGAAAAAAAAGATTAGATGAATTTAAAAAATGTATAATAAAAATGTGTGATAGAGATCTATTTGATGAAACTATACTTCAACGTTTTTTAAATTTGGACCACCCTCATAAAATCTTATTCATTTCTAAAAAATGGAACGATAGTAGGTATAAAATTACAGATGGCATTAAAATAGTGAAAACAGAATATAAGAATGAATGTTCAAGTGGATATCAGTTATACAGAAAGTATCCACTTTTACAATATCTAAAAGATTCTAACTAGAAAAAATTGGGTTAGAAAATTATTTTATTTAAAAAAGTAGCCAATGTAGTAAAGAAATTGCTCAAAAACTAAAGTTTATAGTTTTTCAAAGTTTTACTATACTTCAACATAAAAATTGATTTTTGTATATATACTATATCTATATATACAAATACAATAGAACACATACACATTCAGAAATCATGATCGCAAAAAGCTTCTTCATTCCTTCTATCTCATACGACATGACAAAAGAGCATGTTCGTCAGTTCTTCAGTGAATATGGTACAGTATGTCGTGTAGACTTTGTTTCACACAATAATGACAAGGGTTTAGTCCGACGTGCATTCGTTCATTTCGTGGAGTATAATGAACAAACAGAATTCCAAACTACTATGAATACCTATGGATACGTTGATGTCAATATACATGCTTGGTTACAACATATGTATCCTTCTCTTTTTGAGAATAATTACAATGGAAATGGATTTATAAGAGTACTTATTAACAAAAATCCGATCCCTCAAACAACGTTAAACATTGACCAGATCGCATTTAACACTGAATTCATTGGTGAACAACAAAAGGAACTAGATAAAAAGATTGTCAATCTAGAACATCAATTGGAACAGTGTCATCGTACTATAGAGGCTTTATTATCACATCTAAACAAAGACTCAGATAGTATTCTTACTAACAAAGACGGGGTTCCTATCGCTCCTTGTTTAAATGTAAATGATAACAACAATGGCGACGCAATAAATACAGGTACAGGTAAGGTACTGAGAAAAATAGTCATGTACTAATTTTCATAAAGACTCATACGAGCTGTTTTGAAAAACATGTATCTTTTATCATAAAATTTACGAGGAGTCTTTTCAAAAACACTTATAAACATCATCATTCTTTTTGACTTAAAGTTATCTAATATAAATTCATTGAAATTAGTAAAATAGTCTTTCCTACCTGTACCATAAAACGGGTTTGTATAGTTAGATACCATTTTTAAAAACATTATAGAATTAACCATTAAAACACTTTTAATAACGTAATAAGAAAAGCACGGGGTTTCTTCCTTTTTTAATGATACAAAACTATTGGGATTTGAATATAATGCTTTATAATTGTGTAAATATTTTACACACTGCCATGTAGAAAACATGGCTTCATAAAACAGTTGGTTTACAAGTACCTTTATCTTATCTTGACTATCACCTTGGCATATAATAATGATATTATTCAATATTTCCGCCCAACATTCACAAAAACTTTCATTTACATTTATGCTGCCATTATAAGGGATATTAAATACATTTGATATCCTCTCATCTTCTTTAAACAATTGAAAATCCAACTTAAAATGATGAAAACACTCGTGTATCAAAGAACGAAACCATTCTTCCTTACGAAATATGTAAATTTCATGACCTAAGTGACATGGTTGTGTAAAAGCTGTATTTACATGAGAACGATTTATATGACCATTAAAATCAAATTTTTTTTTATCTGGTATTGCATATATGTAAATATTTATTTTATTTTTCAAACACATATTGTATATATATTTTTGGAACATGTAAAACCATACATATGTTTTACGAACCATTTCATATATTTCATTTCGTGTTTCTTCTTTTCCAAAAACTATTGATAATTCTATATTATGATTATAGTCTGTTTTAAATTTGAATTTTAAACAATACTTACAATATTTTTCTATACTTTTTTTCTGATCATCTGGTATATAATCAAAATTATCTGTCGTTGGTAAATAATCTAAATTTTCACTTTCTTCAAAAATGTCATCATCATTTAATTCCCATTTCTCTAATCCATCTTCAACTTCCTTAATTAATTCATTTAAAAAGGTTTTTGTTTTTTTATTAAGCGTTTGGTTCTTGAATATATCTTTTAATTTCTCAACTTCCGTTATATTTTGTAAAGTAGATAATATATGAATTGTATCATTATGCATATATTATATTGTGTTATTTTTATATGTTCATATCATATTATTATTATTTAAG